ATAACAATGCTAAACTATTCAGACTTTAAGAACTATTGGACTAAGTTCTACGCAGATGCTTTTGAAGATGCTAAAACATTTTGGAAAGACTATGCTAAGAACGTAGAACAGTTCTACAAAAAATAACTTTATTAAAACACAATAGTTTGATAAACACACTGCATAATATTAATTGCATTTACAAACTTTGGATTGGTGGGTGTGTCTTGCTAAAGTCTTGCAAATGCTTAAACGACAATGGCAAGAACTCACAACGAAGAATTAATCAGTCTAAAGGGACATATAACAGGAATCCGTAGAGAAATTAAAATACTAGGTACTTCAGTTTATAAGCTGGAGAAAAGATTAGAAAAACTATTCTGGTCTATCTTTATTGCTCTTGGAACTTTAAGTATGGCACTATTAACTTTATTCCTTGCCAAGTAAAACGAATACAACTAGTAGTTAGTTATGGACACAAGAAGGATTCTGGTTATATCAGATTTGCATTTGCCTTATCATAGGCAAGATTCTTTTGATTTTCTAAAAGCATTAAAAAAGGAATACAAACCTACATTCGTAATGTCTATTGGTGATTTACTAGATCATCACGCACTTAGTTTCCACGATTCAAACCCTGATTTGTTTTCTGCTGGACATGAACTTGTTAAAGCAAAAGATTATGTAAAAGAACTTGAATCAATATTCCCTGAACTTATAGAAATAGATTCTAACCATTCATCAATGGTTTATAGACGTGCATTAAAACATGGTATGCCTAGAGCATATCTAAAAGAATATGGCGAGTTCTTAGGAACTAAGAAATGGAAGTGGGCAGATGACTTGACTATTACTTTACCAAATAAACAAAGATGCTTATTCACTCATGGTCGTTCTGCTGACGTTTTAAAAGTATCACAAACAAATGGAATGAATTGTGTGCAGGGACATTTTCATACTAAGTTTAAAATAGAATACTGGGCTAATCCTGATAATCTTTTTTGGGGTATGCAAGTAGGTTGTTTAATAGATCAAAAGTCTTTAGCTTTTGAATATGCTAAGAATTTTAAAACTAGATTTATAATAGGAACTGGTCTAATCATAGATTCACAACCAAAATTAGCACCTTGTGTTTTAAATAGAGATGGCAAATGGATAGGCAAGTTAGTTTAAAAGAATTACTATTTAGCGAAACAGCTACAAGACTTGGAATAGATAATACTCCAACTGACCAAATTCTAATTAATTTACAAACATTAATCTACGAAGTTATTGAACCAATTATAAATCAATTTGGCGACATAAAAATAACTTCAGGTTATCGTTCTCCTGAATTGTGCAAAGCCATAGGAAGTTCTCCAACATCACAACACGCATTTGGAATGGCAGTTGATTGCGAAGTTTTAGGAGTGCCAAACAAAGAACTTGCTGACTGGGTAGTTAATCATTTAGAATTTGACCAATGTATTTTAGAATTTTGGAAACCAGAAGAAGTTAATTCAGGGTGGGTTCATATCTCTTACAACAAAGCTGGTAATCGTAAAATGTATTTAAGAGCATATAAAGGAAACGGAAGAACTATCTATGAAGTCATCTAAAAAACAAGTTGGTGGAAATCACTACCTTAAATACAAGATTCAACCAGTAGAATTTATCATCAAAAATAATATTGGATTTGTAGAAGGAAATATCATAAAGTATGTTCTAAGGTTTAAGGATAAAGGTGGTATTGCTGATTTAGAAAAAGCAAAACACTACATAGAACTGCTAATAGATTCATCTAAAAGTAGCAAATAGTCTAAAAACCGATTTAAACGCATTTTAAGGCATTGTGGCTTTAAAACGAGTATAATCCCATAATAACTCTAATTGTTAAAAAATAGGGGTAATTTGAGGGTTTAAACACTATAAAAAGGAACATTTAAGGAACATTATGCAAACATACCCAATAACAACATTAGACCCAGATAGTACAGCTTATGTAGCTAGTATTACAACTTCTAGCCAAGCAAGTACAGCAATAACTACTGGTTCAGGAATAATAAGAATATCAACACAAGGAAACCACGTTCACTTAGCTTTTGGTGCTACACCAACTGCTTCTGTAACTACAAGTTTTTTTATGCCAACAAATTCTACAGAATTTTTTACTTTTAAATCTGGTGAGAAGGTAGCTTTCATTGGAAATACTTCCGCAGGTTCTATTTCTATAATCGCAGTAGATTAATATGCTTCCAGCTTTAGGTGCTTTTGCACCACTATTAAATACAGTTTTTAAAACAATAGAGAAATCTATTCCTGATAAAGATTTGCAAGAAAAATTAAAAGCAGATTTGAATATGCAACTTCTTACTTCTGGCACTGAAGAACTAAAAGCATCTGCAAGAATAGTTGAAGCAGAAGCTAAAGCAGGTTGGTTTGCAAGTTCTTGGAGACCACTTTTAATGTATATCTTAATCGGTATCTTAGTTCTTAATTATATTATATCTCCAATTATCTTAGCTTTGTTTTCTAAAAAAGTTGGAATTGAATTACCTTCTGATGTTTGGACTTGTTTAAATATTGGACTTGGTGGTTATGTAGTTGGTAGATCAGGAGAATCTATTGCTAGAACTTTAGCTTCAAGACCAAAACCAAACGATCAAGAAAATGGATAGTCTAAAGTTAAGCGATCAAACACAAGTATCATTACCTATTAAAAACATAGTAGCGATTGTATCTGCTATCGTTGTAGCAGTATGGACTTATTTTGGAATTGTTGAAAGACTTAATAGACTTGAAACTAATGAAAAATTAATGTCGCAAGATCTTTTAAAAAAAGCAGAACAAACTCCTAAGAACCAAGAAATGTATATGTTGATTGAATATCAAGCAAAAGCAATAGATAAGCACTCAAAGCAACTTGAAGAAAACGTACATACTAAAGTTATTATTAATCAGTTAGAAAAGAAAATAGATAAATTGGAGAAGGAATTAGATTCATTAAGAGGTAAATAATGAATCAGGAAAGAGTAAATTTTAGGTTATTGGAAAACGTACACAGGGTTGTTTTAGATCATGGAGACGAGATAACAGAAATTAAAAAAGAAGTTAAAGAAATTAAATCGTATTTCTCCTTTAAAATGTTAATGATATATTTTGCTTTTATCTTGGGACAAGTAATTGCAGTTAGTTTTTATATCGCACATCAAGAGTCTAAAATAGATATATTAATGGAAAAGGTACAAAAAAAATGATTGAAACAGTATTCGCTTTGTTAATGTTTTTAAATGGAAAGCTAGAAGGTTATTCTCCAAAAGCCAATGTTGCAGATTGCTTAGAGCAAAAAAGAAAAGTTGAACGTGATGGAACAAATGATGTTACCAAATGGCAGTGTAAAGAAATAAAAGCTATTATAGAAACTGATAAGCATGGAATCAAAAGAATTAAAGAGATTAAAGAATGAACTTCTATCTAATTACCTACGCAATAAGCTTTGTTAAGGTAAATGATGAAAACATAAAAGAAGATATTGCTCATTGTAGATTCTTTGATACTGACAGCTTTGTAAATGCCAGTTCATTTCTAGCTTCATTAAAACAAGTTAAAAAACTTAGAATTACTGGAGTTGAATTTGAAGTAGAAGAATGTGGTTGGTACGATTATTATGAAGATATTTCAAATACTATTCACTAACTTAACTGTACTTCAAAGTATTCTATACCATCATTTGGAAAGCTTTTTAATTGCGATTTTGGTAATAGCTTTAATATTTGATCTACACTTTTAAATATAATCTTATCAGCTAAAGGAAAGCAGATTGTAAACTTAGTATGATAGTTTGTAAAAGATTGCTCAAAGTAGATATATCTTTTAACATCTCTAACTTTAATCTTGGTTAAAGTCTTACCACCTTCCCAAGTTGCGTTCTTTAATTCAACAAAGAACTGCTCTTGCTTATGTGCTTCTTTAGGTGCGTAAACGAAGTAGTCTGGGAAAGCTTTGATAAGGGTTGGGAGTTTGGCAAACAAAGGTATAATACTTTCAGCGAAAGATTGAGAATCATTAACAGCATTAAGACCAAGCTTCCTGTAAAGATAGCCACGATTAATGCAATACTGAACGAAACGATCTTCACTAATGTTAAGATAATTCTTTGTGCGATTTTCATAAGATTCGTGATTAAAATTTTCAATGTATTTTTTATCATTCATTTAACGACTCAGTTCACGATTAGTAACTAACCAGCTTCTATATAAATCTACCCAAGACTGTAAGTTTGCGTACTTGCCTTTTAGAATTGAATAGTTTTTTTCTGCAACTAATAAACCTTCTACTAATGTTGCATAGTTATCATCAGCATAAGCCCACTTCTCAGCTTCACTTACACTGCAATTCTTTTCTAATTTTTTAGTAAGAGTTAATTGACTGAATGTTATTTTTTTAAATTCTTCGCAACGTCTAAATGTGTATAACGCATTAGACATTTCTTCTGATACTGAATCTAGTTCTTGTTTTATTGTATCTGGGTTTTTTAGAGCAAAATCTTCCATATCCTTCCTTTACAGTTTTAAGTTGTACTACTAACCTAAGCTAGTAATTCTTCAAATTTCAAAACCACTTTTGTTTCTAAAGCATCTTTAAGTCTTTTTGCCTTTTCCATTTTATGCTTTAGTTCAAAATACTTCATAGATACTCTATGATGCCTGTCTCTTAGGTTCTGAACTTGAGTTTTCATTTTCTCCATCAGCTATTTTAATATTATTTCTAATAAACTTTGTATTCAATATGTTTACTGAAATAATCTTTCCTTCCTTTTTTTCTGTTAGAGCATCTTCTGTGTTATCAAACAGTTCCTTAACAACTATTGAACACTCAATCAACTTTTCTCTAACCACCTTCATTATGTTTTTTATATATAATATTTGTTTAAATTGCAACTGAATATGGCGAGGGAAATCAAAAAGGGAATTTTTGAGAAATGACACGAAGTCAAAAGAAACCCTCGCCATAAGAATCTTAGTTATGGAAATTCATTTGGAATAAGAATTTTAAATCCTTAATCAGCAAATCAATTTCTTCCTTATTAACATTAATTTTACCAGATTCAATAGCTGATTTAGCTAAAGCCATAACAAACATATACTCATCTTTGTTAATTGGCTTCTTTGCTTCAACTGTTAAATCTGCATCAAAGTCTTTAGCAACTTGTACCAATTCTTTTTCAAGTTCTTCTGGGTTAAAACTTGTATCTGGTTTATCCTCAGAAGGAAGTTCTTGAATGATTGGTTGTTTCTTTTCATTTGTTTGCACAAATAAACTACCATTCTTTTTTGATGCCTGAACAGCAACAGATACTTTTTTACCTTTTGCTATTGCAGGGTGCAAGATAGCTGACCAAAGAACAATCTCTTGATCTCCTACCTTAAACTTAAAATTAGGAAACTTATTGGCTTGACCATCTTTTCCTAATCTATTGTCGTAAACGTATTTTATAACACCTTGTACGTTCATTTTATTTCTCCTTATTGTTTAGGTAGCGATACATTTTTAGACAAGCTATCGCCACATCTGCTTGTATTTCGCCTATTGGAAATTCCTTAATATTTAATTTGCCTTGCTTGGTGCAATTAACAATCACACCTTGCTTAACATCAATTCCAAGTTCTTCCATAATACAAATCTTATAAAGATAGATTTGAACTAACATAGAATCTCTTATTCCTGATGATGACTTCCAATCATAGATAATATGCTCTCCTGATTTGTTTTTAAATAAAGCATCAAGAGTTCCAGTAAACTTATGAATACGACTTAATACTTTGCGTTCAGTAAATATAATTTCCAAACCTTGTTGCTTGTCGTACCATTCTTTAAACTTACCAAATGACTTTTTAATCTCAGGATTAATAATCTCAGGAACAATTCCTTTATGAATATAATCTTCAATTAAATTATGCACTTGAGTTCCAACTAAACCAGCATCTCCCATACTTTGATTAGGTGCTTTTTTAATTTGATCTGCAATCTTAGCTAATTCAATTTCATCATAGCTAACACCTGCTCTAATTAACTTTTTAAATTCTTCAGAACATATCTTAGCTGACCATAAGCCAATTACGTTTGCAGGAGTTAATAGTTTAGTAATACCAGTAGCAGATGGAAGTTGCTCATCATTCCAAAAGTATTGATGTTGAATTGGGTCAAAGAATAAAGTTTCTTGACCATTATATAGTTTTATTTCTTCCATTTTTCCTTCCCTTTTGTTTAAGTATAAATACTTTGTTTAATTGTTTTTGTATAAACTGATTTGGGTAAATTTTCATCAAATAATTTATCAACTGGGACATCAAACAATTTAGCAATCTTATAAAGTTGAGATGCTGATAATTGATTTGTACCAAGTTCAAACTTACTTATTTGTTGAGT